ACCCACTAAACGCAAGGCGAAAAGCACGCGGACCTGGAATTATTTGCGGGAGAATTTGCCATGCCCGATTGGCCCGCCGACCGCGTGGAACGCCGCGACCTCGACACGCTGATCCCCTACGCCCGCAATTCCCGCACCCATTCGCCCGAGCAGATCGAGCAGCTTGCCAATTCGATCACCGCGTTCGGCTTCGCGATGCCGGTGCTGGTCGATGAGCAGGGCACCCTGATCGCCGGCCACGGCCGCGTGCTGGCGGCGCGCAAGCTCAAGCTCACCTCGGTGCCGGTGATGGTGGCGCGGGGCTGGAGCGCCGCCCAGATCGCCGCCTACCGCGTCGCCGACAACAAGCTGGCGCTCAACGCCGGCTGGGACGCCGACCTGTTGCGCACCGAACTGGGCGATCTCAAGCTGGAGGGCTTCGACCTCTCGCTCACCGGGTTTTCCGGCCTGGAACTCGACACCCTGTTCGCCGAGCGCACCGTGGGGTTGACCGACCCCGATGAGGTGCCCGCCGCGCCCGCCCTGCCGATCGCCCAGGCCGGGGACGTGTGGCGGCTGGGCAATCACCGCCTCAAGTGCGGCGACGCCACCGACGCGCGTCTGACGGCCGACATGGTCCGCGCCGATCTTTGCTTCACCTCACCGCCCTACCTGACCCAGCGCACCTATGAGGCCGGCGTCGGCAACTGGGACGTGCTGATGGAGGGCGCGTTCCGGTCGCTGCCGGTGACCGAGACCGCCCAGGTGCTGGTCAACCTCGGCCTCGTGCACCGCGACGGCGAGTGGTCGGCCTACTGGGACGGCTGGATCGCCTGGATGCGGGCGCGCGGCTGGCGCCGCTTCGGCTGGTATGTCTGGGACCAAGGCTTCGGCCTGCCGGGCGACTGGCGCGGCCGGCTCGGCCCCTCGCACGAGTTCATCTTCCACTTCAACCGCACGGGCGAGCAGCGCGCCCGCAAGTCGGTCGCCAAGCAGCCGAAGAACATCGGCCGCACCCGCACAGGCGGTGTGCTGCGCGGCGCCGACGGCGTGGTGAGACCCGCCGCGCCGGAGGCCAGCACCCGTGACCCCAACAAGGTCGCCGACAGCGTATTCCGGGTGAACCGGTTCAACGGCTCGACCGATCACCCGGCGGTGTTCCCGGTGGCGCTCGCCCAGGCGGTGATCGAGGCGTTCAGCGATCCCGCCGACATCGTGCTCGATCCGTTCGTCGGCGCCGGCTCCACCATCATCGCCTGCGAAATGACCGGGCGGGCCTGCAACGCGATCGAGATCGAGCCGAAGTATTGCGACTTAGCAATCATACGCTGGCAGGATTTCACCGGGCAGCCGGCGATCCTGCACGGCACCGGGGAGACCTTCGCCGCGATCGGCGATATCCGTGACCGCGACCCTGAGATGGCAGCCGCCGAATGAGCAAGCAGAAGATCAGACGCCTGTTCCCGCCCGATCCCGACAGCCCGGCCGCGCGCATGCAGCGTGGCGAAGGGCGCGGCCCCGGCAACCGCATCCCGACCTTCGTGCCCACCCCCGAGCAGCGCCACATCGCGATGGTGTTCGCCGCCAACGGTGCGACGCGCCCGGATATCGCGGACGCGCTGCGCATCAACGTCCACACGCTCGACAAGTATTTCAAGCCCGACATCAAGGCCGGCAAGGCGCGCATCGTGCAACGCGTCGGCTTCGTGGTGGTGAAGGAAGCGTTGGCCGGCAATATGTCGGCGGCGCGCTACTGGTTGCAGACCCACGGCGGCTCCGAGTGGCAGATACCGAAGGGCAGCGAGGAGACCCCCGAGCCGTTCGGCGACGACGTCTCCGGCGAGGAGGTGGTGCGGTTCTACCTGCCGGAGAACGGCCGCGACCGACCGGAGCCTGAGCCGCCGACGATCGATGGCACCTACGAGGATACGCCCGACAAGACCGGCACCGACGATGCCTGACGGAGAAGCCGTGGACGACGGGCCTGTAGGGGCAACACGGCGCCTGCACGCAGGCCCACCCGATGCCTGATGGCGGCCGGGTCGAGCGCCGCATCGGGCCGCAGGCCGGGCCGCAGGAAGTCTTCCTCAACACCGAGGCTGATATCGCGGTGTTCGGTGGCGCCGCCGGCTCCGGCAAGTCCTACGCGCTGTTGCTGGAGGGCATGCGCTACCCGCAGAAGGTGACGGCGTTCGACACCGTGATCTTCCGCCGCACCCTGGTCGATCTGCGCCGCCCCGGCGGCCTGTGGTCAGAGACCGAGAAGCTCTACTACTTCGCGCGCGGCTTTCCGGTGATGCACCGGATGGAATGGCGCTGGCCCGGCAAGGGCAGCGTCAAGCTGGCGCACCTGGAGCACCCGAACACGGTGTTCGACTGGCACGGCAGCCAGATCGGCTGCATCTGCTTCGATGAACTGACCACCTTCACCAAGGATCAGTTCTTCTACCTGATCTCCCGCAACCGCTCGCCCAGCGGCATACGTCCGTATATACGCGCCACCTGCAACGCGGACGCCGGCTCATGGGTCGCCGACCTGATCGCGTGGTGGGTCAATCCCGCGACCGGCTATCCGATCGCGGAACGCTCCGGCGTGGTGCGCTACTTCGTGCGCGGCGCCGACGATCAACTGGTCTGGTATGACAGCAAGGCGGCCGCGATGGCGGCCACCGGGCAATCGAAGGAAACGATCAAATCCTTCACATTCATAGCCGCCAAGCTGGCCGACAATCCGGCGCTGATGCGCAACGATCCGGGCTATCTCGGCAATCTCATGCTGCTCGCCAAGGTGGAGCGCGAGCGGCTGCTCAACGGCAACTGGAAAATCCGCCCGAGTGCCGGTTATTACTTCAACCGCTCATGGTGCCAGATCGTCGACATCCCGCCCGTGTGCGTGCGCGTGGTGCGCGGCTGGGATTTCGCCGCGACCGAGCAGAAAGACAACAACGATCCTGACTGGACCTCGACCGTCAAGATCGGCGTGATGCACGACGGTCGCTGGATCGTGCTGCACGCCGATGCGTTCCGTGGCAGCCCGGCCGAGGTGAACCGTCGCGTGCTGAATTACGCCCAGCAGGACGGCCGCGAGGCGACCACCTCGATCCCGAAAGACCCCGGCCAGTCGGGCGTCGCCCAGGTGGTGGCGATGACGCATCTGTTGCAGGGCTTCATCGTGGTGAACTCGCCCGAATCGGGCGACAAGGTGACGCGGTTCGGGCCGTTCTCGGCGCAGGCCGAGGTGGGCAATGTGCTGGTGCTGCGCGGGCGCTGGAATGAGCGGTGGTTCACCGAATTGGAGAACTTCCCCGACGGTGCCCACGACGATGACCCGGACGCCACCTCGCGTGCGTTTAACGCCATCGTCGAGCAGCCGCCGATGAACATCGATCCCGATGCGCTGCGCGCACTCGGCATCCACATCCCCCCAGGCCGATGAGGTGGCATGTCGCTGTGGCAATCCTTTGTTGGCGGCCTGCTTGGCCTCCTCGCGCGTGATGCCGCATCGCTGACTCGACCCGCGTCCGATCCGCCTCCGGCGCCGCCAGCGCAGCCCACATTCGACGCCACCGCGATGTATCAGGCGCTGGTCGGCATGGGGGCGATCCGCGACGCCCAGGTGACACCGTTCCAGCTTTACTCGACCCGCTCCGCCACCGCTGCGGACATGGAGCGGCTGTTCCGTCCCGCCGAACCACCGCGCGGCGTGGTGCCCGATGGCATCCGTCCGATGGCGATGGACGACTTCAACAACCCGATGCAGCAGGGCGGCTATCTCGGCTACGGCAACGTCACCGAGGGCATGTTCTGGCTCGGCTTTCCCTACCTCGCCGAACTCGCCCAGCGCACCGAGTATCGCCGCATCAGCGAGACCATCGCGAAGGACATGACCCGCAGATGGTTTCGTTTGCAAGCAAAGGGCAAGGACGACAAGAGCGACAAGATCGCCGAACTTGAGGACTGCATCAAAGCGCACAAGCTGCGCGAGAAATTCACGCTGTTGGCGCTGCTCGACGGGTTCTTC